ACTGAAGTTTAAAATTCGCTTTTAATCTAACAGTATTCATTTTAACTAAAATATTATTATCGAATCCGAAGATTAATTATCGACGGGTCGTCAAACAATCTTTCAATTAGAATAGACTACTGCGATTAGATGCTAATTTTAATGCCATGATCTAGGTAAAACTAGGTCGACCAATCACTAACTATATTAAATTATAGTTACCATTGATTGGTGCTCGAGTATCTCAAAGTTACATTAAAGTAATAATCACTTTCTTAGCGAAAATTCACTAGATAGCTCGTAACAGTGGTCTTAAGTTTTTAGTTATATTCCTTAAAGCGCAATACGTTAATTAGCAACAACATCTGGGTGGTAATCCTTTAAAGGATACTACCCCGTTAAAAGCAAGGATGAGTCGAACAAATCGAGGTTTACCTCGAATTATTCCGCTTCATCACCGCCAACGTATCAGAGTTGGAGATACCACAATCATTAGATTTTGGTTATCTCTCTTTAGCTTATATCGTATTTTCTCTTTTGGTTATAACTAGGACCTAACTTCTATTACTAAACCTATAACAGACCAATTAGTCTTGTTAGAATTTGAAAATGAATTTTCTCATTTCTTACATCAAAAGTTTTTTCCAGTTTAGAAGGATTTATATCCTACTGACTTCTAGAAACTTTGTTATGATGATAGAACTGCTGCTCTGAAGAGTCTTAAGGTTAAACCTTTCTTCTCAACTACAGCAGGTTCCACTATTGGAGGTTCCCCATCGGGGTCTCCTCATGGAATAATGAGCGCCTTATTTGTTTGGAACGAATTTCCAGAGTTATATGAAGCTTTAATTAGCATCCTAAAACTTACTGGGAATCTCGCTTTTATCAACTTCTTAGAAGTTGGTAGAAAGTTATCCTCTAAATAGGTCGATCCATCTAAAATTCGACACGACTTAGGTCGTTTAGGTTTTAAAGAAGAAGCCGCTGGGAAGTTAAGAGTTTTTGCGTTGATTGACCCCATCTCTCAATGGATCTTTAAACCTTAGCATTAGAAAATATTCGAAATACTAAAGTAGATCCCTCAAGATGGAACCTTTGATCAAACAGCTCCGCTCCATTAGTTACTTAGAATCCGACGAAAGACCGAAGGACTTTGGTCATTAGACCTATCCTCAGCTACCGATCGAATTCCGGTTAGTATCGCGCGATCTTTACTCCGAGTTCTTCTTGGTGAGCATTACGCTAACCTGTGGAAGACCCTTATTTCAAAAAGAGATTTCTCTTATG